CCTTCAACGTCTTGGGGAGTAGCGTGGTAATGGATTATTTAATTGATGTGTATGTACTTGCGACTTCCGTTGTAAGCATTGCTTCTATTATTTGTGATTACACCGACACACCGAAAGACAATATTTTTGTGGCAAAGGCCTATGCCATCCTAGAAAGGTTTGCTTTCTTGGGAAACAAGGCTAAACAGTAAACTTTAACCATTTGGAGTAACAACGATGAGCGAGAAAAAAACGACACTCATTACTGTTGACGACGTTGAATACAACCTCGAAGACATGAGCGATGAGCAAAAGATATATGTCCGTCACTGTGCAAGCCTCAACGGCAAGATGGAGTCTGCACGGTTCAACCTAGATCAATTGGTTGGCGGTCATGAATACTTTTACGGTCTTCTAAAGAATTCTCTCACGGCTGACGCTGTAGCAGAGTAAGGAAACATATCTATGGCGCTTGTTGCTCTTGAATTGCCTGCTGGCATCTACAATCACGGAACAGAGCTTGATGCATCTGGTCGGTGGATAGACGGCAATTTTATACGCTGGCAGAACGGCTCTGTGCGCCCTATTGGTGGGTGGACTTTACGTAAGGCAGGGGCAACAGCGGCAGCGCCACGCGGCATGGTTTCTTGGGTTGATCATTCCGAGGTAACACACATTGCTGTTGGCACGTACAACAAGCTGTACGCGCTAAACCAAGGCTCTGCGGTACAAGATATTACGCCTGCCGGTCTTACCTCTGGGTCAGAGGATGCAAACGCTAACTACGGGTTTGGCGGTCAGACCTATGGTAATGACGCCTATGGCTATCCGCGTGATGCGGCTGTACCTGAGCCAGTAACAACCTGGTCTCTAGATAGCTTTGGACAGTATTTGATTGCGTGTTCATCGGATGACGGCAAGGTCTACGAGTGGCAGCTAAGTACATCAACTGCTGCGGCGTTGTTGTCAAATGCCCCAGTAAATAACAGCGCTATTATGGTAACCGATGAGCGCTTTGTCTTTTGTCTAGGCGCAGGCGGTAATCCGCAAAAGGTTGCTTGGTCTGATCGTGAAAACAATAACCAGTGGACGCCATCAACAACAAACCAAGCCGGTGATATCGAATTACAGACAACTGGCGAAATCATGTGCGGCGTTCGCGTTAAAGGGTCTGCATTATTATTAACAACCCTTGATGCACACACTGCAACCTATGCTGGCCCTCCGTTTGTCTACAGTTTTGAGCGTGTTGGCAGTTCGTGTGGCATCGTATCTCGTCAGGCAGCCATCGCCGTTGACCAGGGCGCGTTCTGGATGGGAACAGGTGGCTTTTATCAGTACAACGGTAACGCCGTACAAGAGATGCAGTGCGATGTGCTAGATCATGTCTTTACAAGCCTTAACACTGCGCAAAGATCAAAGGTATGTGCAATCCACAACAGTCAGTTTGGTGAAATTTGGTGGTTCTACCCATCAGGTGACTCAAACGAAAACAACCGTTACGTTGTCTATGATTATAAGGAAGGCCACTGGAACATCGGTACGTTATCCCGTACGACAGGCGTTGATTTAGGCGCGTTTAGATCACCCCTGTGGTTCGATGCCTCTGGTAACCTCTATAACCATGAGTTTGGTTACACGCACGACTCTGCTCCGTATTTAGAGTCTGGCCCTATCACAATGGGCGCTGGAGACAATGTTATGCGTGTCAATGAGATTATTCCAGATGAGGGAACGCAGGGCGAGGTTAGCTTAACCTTTAAGACGAGATTTTATCCAAATGGTGATGAGACAAGCCACGGGCCGTTTACACTTGGCAACCCAACCGGGGCAAGATTTCAGGGGCGTCAGGTCAGGATGCTCATTAACGGCTCAGAGCTTAATAATTGGCGTGCTGGCAAGATGCGTCTCAATGTCATCGAGGGCGGTAGGCGTTGAGTGCGCAGCTACCCCAACCAATTGGCGATGATTGGAAGATATGGGGTAAACGTCTTGTTGATGGCCTCTTAGTGGCCCAATCACAGCTAAAATATTACCTCTCTGGGGATTCTGCGGCGCTAGAGGGCATTATGCTGTGGGATCGCTCTGGTTACCCCGTAATTTCCAAAGATAACGCGTATCGACAAGTCTTAATGCAGGGCGGTTGCGGTCACTTCGTAGCAACTGCAACTCAAACCCCTTCACAGGCAAATACGGCCTATGCTGTAGCGTTTAACAGCGCAACATCAGCCGACGGATTAGCGATTAACGGGTCGGACGCAACAAAGATCGACGTAACAGAATCCGGTGTTTTAAACATTGATGTGACAGCGCAGGCAACGTCCTCATCAAGCTATACAGGGTATCTTTGGATCAACGTCAACGGAACCGATGGCTTTGCAGTAAAACAGGCCGTTAATGGTGATGGCGTAATAGCCCATACAGCCGTTGTAAGCGTAACCGCTGGTCAGTATATAAAAGTCATGTACGCGGCCTCTAACACGGGTTTAACGCTGCCCTACACAGCGGCATCAAGTCCTATACCAGCAATACCTGCGGTGCAGGTGTCAATGAGTCGATGTAAGCAGTAATGAATCTACATGAAGAGCTTTTACGGTGCAGACCTTGGATAGAGAGTGCGCTGGAGCATTCTGGTGGCACGCATTTATTTGCAGACATTGTGCAGGGTATTGTCAGTGGGCGTATGCAGTTCTGGCCTGCAGAAGAAGGCTGTGCTGTGACTGAAATTATCATCTTTCCGCAGAAAAAGATTTTTCATGTTTTTTTAGCTGGGGGTGAAAAGGGGCAGATCGTTGATATGAATGATTCAGCCGTTAAATTTGCTAAAGCAGCAGGTTGTTCGGGAATGACCATTGCTGGGCGTAAAGGTTGGTCAAGGGTACTTAAAGACAAAGGGTGGACAGAGGCGTTCACCACACTATCAAGGGAAATTTAATATGTCAGGTGGAAAAGGCGGTAGCCAAACATCACAAGTAGAAATTCCACAATGGATACAGCAGCCATCAATGAGAAACATGGCGCGCGCAGAGGCCTTGCAAAAGGTTGGCTATATGCCGTACATGGGGCCAGATGTTGCAGGTTTAACATCACCGCAACAACAGGCGATGCAAGCAAATATTGATGCAGCCTCTGCCTTTGGGTTAGTTGATCCTGGAATGAGTGCAACAGACGGTATGCCGCAAACATCGCAGTTTGGCGGTATCTCTGGTTACTCATCCTACCCTATGTATCAGGAGGCAGTAGATAATTATGAGGCTACAAGCCCTGGTCAAGCGCGTCAATACAATAACCTATTTGTCAATCCTCAAAGTGGTCTTGGTGGCACTACTGGCACGGGCATGATGGGTGGTGGCATTAACAGTGGCGGTCAAAACAACTCAGGTGCTGGCAGTCACACAGGCGATCCAGGCGATGTTGGTCAATTTACCGCGTTTGACCCTACACAATATTCAATTTCTGATGCAAATCCTTACGGTGTGAGTTTTACAGCGCAAGCACCTGATATGACAGGTTACATCACTGCTGACCAGTTAGATGAGCGTCTGATGGCAATGCAGCCTGCTGCACCGCAAGATATGTCTGGTTATACAACAACTGAACAGTTAAATAACGCGTTAAGTGGGCTACCTACCTATCAGCCACAAGATTTATCTGGCTATGCTCGCACAACTGACTTGTATGATGACAGCCAATTGCGTCAGGACATCAACTCTAGATTTAGCAATGTTAATGCTTTTGATCCGTCTAACCTACAGGCACAAATTACGGCTAATCAGCAGGGTCTTGCGAACTTACCTGCTGCACAAACGCCTGATCTCTCTGGGTACGCAACAACCAATGATTTGACAAATGCGATCTCTGGCATACCAAGCTACCAAGCTCCTGATTTATCAGGATATGCAACGACAGAGCAGCTAAACAATAGATTTGAAGCGTTTGATCCTATGTCATCGATGCCTGATCTAAGCAATTATGCGCAAATGTCTGATTTATATGATGACAGTCAATTGCGAAGTGACATAAATAGTCGTTTTGAAACATTTAATCCTGACGTAACGATGCCCGATCTTTCTAACTATGCGACAACTGAAAGCGTCAATAACCGTTTTAGTAATTTGTCACAGTATGATGATAGCGCTTTAAGAGAAGACATTAACAATCGGTTTAGTAATTTACCGACTTATCAAGCTCCTGATTTAAGCGGTTATGCAACGACTCAAAGCGTAAACAATCGATTCAATAATTTACCGACCTATCAAGCACCTGACTTGTCTGGTTATGCAACGACTCAAAGCGTTAATAATCAGTTTAACAATTTGTCGCAATTTGACCCCAGCGGATTACAGAACCAAATTAATACAAATCAACAAGCGATCAGTAACCTTCCGTCATACCAA